GGTGTTGATATCCTGGCCAGCCGCAGCTTTGCCCCAGAACATCTGATCCACCAAACGCCGCTGCCAATCCGCGGAGAGTTGCTTGTTCTTCTGGATATCGTCCAGGTCGAAGAACTCGCGGTACAGCGCGTTGTCGGCCATTACCAGCTCGCGCCAGCGGTCGTATTGACTGGATTTGCACATGGAGGTCCTGGTGGTCTCAACCCAGAACGGCACGTTCTTCCAGTTGAGGTAGGCGGGCTGCTCAGCGCAGAACTTCTCGAAGTCCGAGACGTTTGGCGTGCCCCTCATCATGTAACCACGAACCGGGGAAGCCAGTTTGTCAGCGGCCAGATAGGATCCCGCGTTGGCCGGGGCGAGGATCAGGGTGACATGGGCCCCGCCGCCGCCGAGTGTCGCGCTGACAACGGTCCACATGGTCTTGGTCGCGCTGCCGCCAACCGATAGGCCGTTGAGGAACAGCCGCATGCCAGGAGGGAAGCTTCGAACGTCGGCAGGAATGTTGGTCGAGGAATAAACCCGCACGCTCCAGTTGCCTCCCGAGGACGCACCGGCATCGAAATTCCAGTAAGCGTTGTTGATCGGGCTGTATTGGCGCGCGAGGACGAAAGGCGCGATCTCGATAAGCCCCCCGGGCAACCGCCGGGTTTGCATGGTCTTCCTTACGGAGACCTTGTTGGCCATGAAGAAATCGTAGAGGCCGTTCTGGACGGTCTCGCACATCTTGATTTCGAAGTCGTGATGAAACAGCGCCTCCATGACGCGGAAGTCGCCTCCCGTCTGGTACATGGTGGCCAGGTCGGCTTCTTGAGGTGGGATCGCGTTACAGCGGGTGACGCTGCCGCACTGCTTGATGTTGGTATTGATGGCCGGAGCGCATTTCGCAAATGCGTTCGGGCTAAGAGTCGAACTGGGCGTTGACATAAGTAGTAATCAGCAGCGGGATTATCCCGCCTAGCTGACTACTACTTTTTGCCGAGCTGACGTTGGAGGAAAGTCAAAGCGGGATCGGGGGCTGTTTTTCCGGTGCCCCTCCGGTTTGCAGTCATTCTTGATTCCGTGGACGCGGCTGGGCTGGACGGTTTCCAATCGTTAGGCTCAGGTTCCGGTTCATGTTCCTCTTTTACTGGTGGCGTAGGCTTAGCCTGACTAATCGCCTTGGTAAATCCTCGCGATTCAGCCCATTTCTGGTGACTTTTCTCCTCTTCGGCGAGCAAATTCCTCGTCATTTCGGACAAATGCGCGGCCCGGAGCGCCGCAACGTCCGACACATTGAAGGTCCAATAGTTCTCCCGTTTAGCCTTCGAAAGCTTCCAGTAGTCGGCAGCCGGCAGAAAATCTTTGCCTTCCGCGTTGGTCCGATCCTCGATTGGCGCCGCGGCCAACTTGGCTTCCTGGGCGACGGCGAAATTACTGATGTTGACGTGCGCCGGGTTCTTGGCGTCGAAATCAACGAGGCCATTCATCACCTTGTAGAGCTCGGCGACTTCCACGCCTAGAGCGTTCGCGGCTTGTACTCGAGTGGCGAACGTCGTCGGGTCTGCCTTTCGAAGCTCAACCACCTTTTCCATGTTCACTTGGCCGTTCTCGTCGATCATCCCTTTGAACTCCGGGCCCATCTGGTCCCAGAGCAACCGGGTCGGCTGAATCTGCGCTTTGGCTATCTCGGGCTCGGACTCGCGCAGCTTGTCTTTGCGCTCGAACGCGCTCAACCGCTCGTTGACCTGTTTGTTGTGTTCCTCGATAGCTGTCTGGGCCTTGATCTCGGCCAGCGCTTCAACCTCGTCGTCCTTGTCCCACTGCGGTTCATTGGACTCGTACCAGGCGTCGTGCTCGGTATCGTTTTCGTCGAACTCCTGTCCTGGGTGATCCTTTTCCCATTGGGCGGCGTACGCGCGAAGGGCAGGCTTTGCGTCCTTGAACTTCTGGGCGTGACCTTTGTATTTGTCGGGATAGAGCTTTTCCAGGCGCTCAAGCACGCTGATCGTGCGTTTGTCACCCGCAGTCAGTTCCTCGGCTGGTTCCTCCTTCGGCTCCTCCTTCTTGGGCGTCATGGCGGTCGCGACTCCGCGGGCTGCTGCTTCGGCAATCTGGTCGGCGGTGAGCGGCGCGGCGGCTGCTGCCGCTGCGGGTGGCGCTTTGCGAACCGGAGGCTTCGGCTTGGGCTTGGTCGCCGCCTTTTCCTTCTCTGCCTTCTCGCGTGCAGCCTTCTCTTCGTCGGTCTCGACCTTCGGTGCCGCGAACTTCTCCGGCAGGAACGACGAGGCAAACCGCTGGACGCCGTCCAACTGCTCTTTTGTCAACGGCTTCTTGGCTTCTTCTTTTTTGGGTTCGACCGATGGCTGGACTGTTTTCGGATCAACGGCTGGCGCTGCTGGTTGGCTCATATCAGTGTAGTTTGGCGATTTCGAACGGTTCCCGACGGCTGGTTAACTCCTCCATGACGATTAGAAAATTGGCGTAGACCTGCGCGCGGCGAAGATCCGCGTTGCAGGACTCAAGCTTAAGGTTGCCTTCATGCGCGCTTAAAGCTGAGTTTAAGCCCTGGCAGGCGAAGCGTTTTACCTGCGCGTCGACCACCGAAAGCAGGATTTTGGCCTCTTCCGCACCGAGCCAGGCGCGAAGACGCTCGTTCTTGGTTGCCGAAAGTTGCTCAAGCTCACATACAATCACGCCAAAGAAATGATCGAAATCAGCATTTTAACAAGCAAAAACAGCATTAAACAGGGCTTGACGTGCCCTCAAACTTGAGTTAGAACATATTAATCCGATTGAAGCCGGATGAGTAAAACACAACAAATTTGCACGTTCTTGTCGTTGGGTGCTTTCCCAAAGTGCCGCTTCAACTTCGGTGAGAGCGTGCTTTGTGACCGGGCATGGCATTCAATGCCTCGGCGAGTTGCGCCGAGGTGCGGTTGGCTATGGTCGGGTCAGGTAAGGTTCATTATTAAAACACAATCAAAGCTCACTGAACTTGGTGGCGACAGGTCCCCGAGTAACGGGGCAAAAGAGATAATCGAAACCGAAATTCCGTACGTTGCCGAGATTACTATTCAAGGCAGTGCTGACCTTTTGTTTCACAGGTGGAATGTCGAAGCCGTCGAAGAAAAGGCCAAAGCTAAGAAGGGCAGCGCGGCCAAAAAAACGGACAACTTAGAGAGCTACGTTTATCGAAACGACAAAGGCGAGTTGTGCATTCCTGGAGAGTACCTCCGCATGAGCGTCATTGCCGCTTCCAAGTTCCGGCAAGACCCGCGTAGTCCGCGCAAAAGCGCTATGGACTTGTTCAAAGCAGCGGTGGTTAGTCTGTCAAATCTTTCCAGCCTTGGCGTGAAGACGTGGGATTATGAGGACCGCAGAAGGGTGGTTATTCAGAGGTCGGCGATCACTCGCACAAGACCCGCCCTAAAGGCCGGATGGACCGCAACGATTCAGCTTCAGGTGAATCTTCCTGATTATGTTTCACCGTCGCTCCTCAACGAAGTCATTTCCAGTGCTGGAAAGTTGATCGGTGTAGGGGACTTTAGGCCCACATTTGGTCGATTCCAAATCGTGAGATTTGAAATCATAGATCTTTAACGGTCGGGTTTGATGCGGTATGGCAAGGAGCGCAGGGGCTGGGTGTGGCGTGGCAAGATCGGGTTCGGCACTGCCAGGTTGTGTTCGGAGTGCCTCGGAAGTGTTAGGCTTGGCACGGGCCATTTGGCCGGCTTCGTGCGGCTTGGAGAGCTATGGCGGTCAAAGGTCGGTTGGAGTTGGGCATGGCAATGTCTGGCGTGGTACGGGCCGAAAGGCCGGTATGGTGCAGGCGTGGAGTGGGTGGGCAAGGCATGGTACGGCTGGGAGCGGTATGGATCGGTCGGGAATGGGGCTGAGTTACTCCGATTTGGAGGAGGACTCAGCCTTAGTTTTTGCAGCAGCTTCAGCGAGGATTCTTTGGGCTTCGATCTTCGCTTCGGTCTCGGCTTGAAGGGTGTGCAATTTCATTTCAAGTTCGGCTTTTTGAGAATGCAAATCTGCAATTAATTTCGCATCTTTTCTCGCCTGATCTTTGACGGAAGCCGTATCTTTTCGGCGTTCGGCAGCCGTTTGTTCGGATTGCCTTCCTTGAATTTTGGCCGCAGTTTCTTCAGCCTTAATTTTGTTTTTGTCCTGCGCCTGAGCCGCGAGTTTATAGATCTGTTCCAACTGCTTAATCACCCCAGCCATCTGGTCAATCTTCGCCTTGTCTCCAGCCATTTCCTGAGCAATAGGCTGAGCAATCTTCTGTTCAATGGCTTGCATGGTCGCGGCCTGGGCTTGCTTGATGGCCTCTAAAATATTCTCTGGCACTTCCTGATCGTCTTTGGCGTTTGGATCGATACGCAATTCAAAGTCCCGCGGCGCGCCAGCGAATTTTGCCGCTTCCTCGATGAGCTTGAGCAAGTTCCTTGCGCCGATCTGTTTGAAAAGTTCTGGTTGACCAGCGACGGTTCCGACCGCCTGAAAAATCGTTTGCGCCATTTCGCGATTTCTATCGCGCATGGGTCCGTGATCTGTGGCAGCAAATTCGTTGAGCCTCAGCTTATGCTTGTGCCCGGTGACCAAGGCAGTTTGGTCGCCCTTATGCGTCATCTTGAATCCCAACTCCTCGAGGTGTTCTTCGAGGTCGGGGATATCGGTCGCAATCTCGGCCTCGAACTCGGGGTCCATGTAGGCCTGGGACGCCGCGTGCAACTGGCGTTTCCAGGCGTCAACACCCTCGTCAACGGACGACGAAATCATGGCGATACGGTTGGCGTCCGCGCCTTTGGTCTGAACGACTTCCTCTTTCGACTGCTGGTGAGAGGCGGAAGCTCCGGCGGTCTGAGCGGACAACCCGAGCACACGGCCCATGATGTTGAGCACCGTCGGGATGGCCTGCAAAATCTCGGTAATCGGAGTTTTCGTGAACTGGACCGGCGTGAAAGCCTGATTCTGCTGCAGCCGGGCGGAAATGTTCTTGAACGAGTCGTAGGGAATGTACATCACCGACCGGTACTTAGTCTCACCACAGTTGATATCCTTCTTATCGACCAACTGGTTATCGTAGAAAATGACGTTGGCCAGGTTCTGCTTCATGGTGAGCAGCATCTGGGAGAGCAGGTTTCCGAGGTGATCCTGGTAGGGAATCAGGTCCAGCCCAAGGCTCGGCGTGCGCGCGGCCTGCTCGTCGTAATCGTAACCCATGAACCACGTCGGGGTGTAGGCGCATGGCTCGCACCAGATGATCGTATCGTCGCCTGCCACGGTGAACCGGTGCCAGACAGGATAACGGTAGTCGGCGAGGTCCCAGTCTCGAGGAACCAGCTTCCGGAAGTATTCGGTCGCGAAGACGGCTTTGTCCCGGTCCTGGCTGGAGTTGTACCACGCCATGCGGTCCTCTCGGGAGAGAGGGCCATACTCCGGGTAGAGGAACTTCATCTGGCACGGGAAAACCTCATTGAAATAATTTCCGGCCAGCGGCGACTGGAACCAGTTTGTGCCAGCGAAGATGTGCTTCCGGTTCCAATACATCCGGTTGTCAAGGATGCTGCCGTAGGAAAGGATATGCCAGTAGAGCGCCCAGCGCGGCCCGGTGTCCGTGTTGAACCCGGTCCATGGGAATTCGATATCCGCGGCGAAACGAGTCGGGTGCGGATGCGTGTAGCGCAACCCCTCTTTGACGGTCGTTACCTTTTCCTTGCCGTCCTCCTCGATTAGCTGCCGCTCGATATGCCATTCCTCACGCGGAAAGGCCAGCATGACGCCGTACTTGAGCATCTGCTGGATGGCCTGACGAAGCACGGCCGGGTAGCCGTAGTTCGTGGAAATCGTATCAATGATATCCGTCTCGATCCCGCAGAGCACCTTGTTCCGGTCGGTGTTCTTGAGGGGCTGGAAATTGAGCAGTGGCGAGATGTTGCGCTCGTTGTAAATCTGGCCGAGCACGGCGTTGACGTACGCCTTAACGATCGGGATATAGATTTGGAAGAAGACGGGCGGATTGACCACCTTCACCATTTGGCCGGTGTCGGACTGGACGTTGAGGAACAGTTCATCTTCGCTCAGCCCCCAAGCCTTGAGCGCCCCGACGGTGCCGTTGTAATCGAGCTTCTTGGAGAGGACGTTATTAACCAGCGTCGGAGTCGTCTGAGAGAATGGAACCTCGTAAGCCAGGTCAACCGCGTGGTATGCCCGGTGATCGCGCAGGCACATTTCGAACCCGTCGCGGATTTCACCGGAGATCAGATTTCGAAGGCGCTGCTGCTTTGGCGAGTACTCAGCGGGCGGCTTGCTCCAAATCGCCTTGTAGGCGCCGGAGCTTACCCCGTGCTTCTTGAGCGTGCCGATATCGACCACCGGCCTAGCCTTTCGACATCATCTTGGCGACCGCCGGGTTGGGGTAGTCGCTGGGTGACTCGCCTTCAGGCTCGGTCGTGGTCTGCTGCTCGCCGGAGGGCTGCTCTTCGTTGCCGGGTTCCGGCGCGGTCGGCTCTCCGGCTTCGTCGGCCTTTACAACCTCGAACTCGCCAGGGGAGATTTGTCGGATCTGGACGCTCAAGCTGTAGGTTGAGCCATCCTTCCAATCTTTGGTGAACGGGAATTGATCTGGGGTTAAAGAGAGCCGGTTATCAACCGCTCCGCCTTCGTCATAGCCCATGGTTCCATCCATAAGAAGTATTGTCAGTGAGTTTGAATCCGCATAACGTGGCAACCCTAGAACCGCATTTGGCCAGATAGCAAGCAGAAACCCGATTGCATGAACTTCAAATCGCCACGCTGCAAGGACACAGACCCTCACCTGATCAAGATTCGAGACGTAGCGCCGGAAGAAGGCATCCGGTGTGAGGTTGGCATGGGGGAATGCTCTGAATTCGCGGTTGAGGCTCAGGATAACGGGGCAGGCGGACCGTTCTATCTTTGCAATCAGCACTTGAAAGAGTTCAAAGAATTGGCGGTTCTGATTGCTGAAATGACTCCCGCCCAGATTGCCAAGTTCGAGGATTGCGTAGTAAAGGCCGAGAACTCATGAGCGAGCCATGGCACCCGGGCACGTCCCCCAAGCAAGATTACCTCGCGGAGGTCTGCCGCAAGAAGAAGTTCGTGCTGGCGGCAGGGCCAAGATTTAGTTCCAAAAGCGTCGGGGCATTAAATGTATTCGCCGAAAAGGCTTACACCACGCCGCGCGGCAACCAGTGCATAATCACCATTTCGCAAGCCGTTGGGCTGGACTCGGGCATCTGGAAGGATCTCACGGAAGTCATCCTGCCGCGCTGGATCGGTGGCAACTTCGGCATGTGCTGGGTGCAGCGCCCATTCGTCATGGGCACAAGCAAAAGGCCAACGTGCGAGGTTACCAACTTCAAGATTCACGAGATTGACACCGAAGGCTGGACGTCAAAGGACGTCGAGAAGAACGCAGACAAACTCCGCGAGTACGGCGCGACAACGGTGATTCAGCTTGAGTCTCTGAAAGTGGAAGAGGAAGCCGAGGACCGGTTCAAGCCTCGGCGGTATTCCTGCATTTACGTGCCCGAGCTCTCAACTTTCCACAACCGCAACACATTCGATTGCTGGACTGAATGCCTTCGCTTGCTCGGGCTGCCTTCCGACCAGCATCTTTTCCTGGCCGACACCAACCCGGCGGACGAAGGGCCGGAGAGCTGGATCTATCACGTCTGGTTCGACCTGCTAAACATGGAACCGTCGGAAGTGCCGCCGGAGGAGGTCGCACTCAGGGACAATTTAGCGCGGGTGGACTTCTGTATTGCTGACAATATCTTCGATACCCCTGGCCGGATTGCGGAGTTGAAGGCCAAATACTTCCACGACAAAGACCTTTACGCGCGCTACATCGACGGGCTATGGGTGACGGCTTCCGAGGACGCGCTTTTCTATAACGTGTACCGATCGCAAGTCCACGAGATTGGGGAAGTCGAGACGCCGGCCAATAAAGAACCGGAGACGTTGGTACCCGAGGAAACCTGCTTCGAGCTACGCGGCGGATGGGACTTGGGCGTCACCAACAGCGCGTTCACTATCGCCGAGCGGGTTTACCGCATGGAAAAGCGCGACGTGAAGGATGCCGCTGGCAACGTGGTGTCGCAGAGAGAGGTAAGGGTGCCACTGTTCAAGTTCCTGGATGAGCTTGTGATTACTGGAGAGGTTTTCTCCATGGAAGATTTCGTTATCGAGTGCCTTCGAAAGCGGATGTATTGGGAAAACTTGATCGGGCGAGCCATCCTCTGGCGTGACTGGTCAGATCGGAGCGCTTTCGATATCACCGACCCGATAACCAGCCGGTACCATCATCAGATTGTTTTCGACGCTTCAGAGGGCAGGATTGTCCTGGAGGCCGCGGCGCGTGGGCCGGGCTCGATTGCTCAGCGCGTCGACCTGTGGAAGCGATTGCTCTTTGACGAACGGCTATACTTCTCGCGGACCAACTGCCCCAAGTTGATCCAGATGAACAAGAGCATAAAGAAGGGGTCCACGAGCATGAGCATCATCCAAAAGGGCTCGGTTCACAAACACGCTTTCGACGCCGGAGGTTATCTGGTGGCGAGCGAAGTGCCCGAGGAGC